TAGATAAATGATTTTTCAGACTTTCGATGATAAAAAGAGGTGCGTTGCTATCTTTGCAAAAGGCAAAATTTATAAAGAGCAGCTTCCTCACCCTCTTACAAAAACATGGGATTATTCTGAAATCTTAAGAGACGAAAATGTTGAATATGCAAAATATTATTGTGATGGAAAAAGTTTAAATGAAGTTTGCCCTGATCATTTAAGAAGAGAGTGGGAAAATACAAATAAAAAATTAGAAGCTTTCCACCAAGCGGTTAACGAAGCAAAAGTAAACTTTAACGAGCACTGCATGTTTGATCTTGTTCCTCCACACTTTTTACTAAACTATGGACGTATTAAGGAGAAAATTTGCGCCTACATTTTTTCAAATATTAAAAAACCACAAAACTATGAATTTATGGTTAATCTTGCAAAAACACTAACAGAAACAAAAAATACAAAACTAAATATAGATACAGCCCCTCTCGATACGCGCCGCCATGAATTTAAAGTGCGGAGATTCCTTAAGAAAATAAACAAAGTATCTCCCTATATTACATATAACATGCGAGGTACTAAAACTGGAAGACTAACTTCTAAAGATTTTCCAATTTTAACAATGGATAAAGTTTACCGGACTATTTTAAAGCCTAATAATAAATGGTTTTTAGAATTAGATTACAATGCCGCAGAACTCCGCGTAATGCTTGCGCTTTTAGGAAGAAAACAACCACAAGAAGACTTACATGAATGGAATTTGAAAAATGTATATGGAGGAACAGGCACGCGAGATGAAGCAAAGAAAAGAATATTTGCGTGGCTATATAACCCAGAATCAAAAGATTACCTATCAAGCCAAGAATACAATCGAGAAGAGCTTTTAACAAAATATTGGAATGGAACTCATATCAAAACATATTTTAACAGAGAGATTGAAGCGGATAAACATCATGCATTAAATTATATTATTCAGTCAACGGCAGCCGATTTATTTCTTCGACAGATGATTAAAGTTTGGGAACTACTTAAAGATAAGAAGTCTCAAATTGCATTTTGTTTACATGATTCTCTCGTAATTGATTTAGTTGAAGAAGATGAGACGATGGTAGATGATATAAAAGAAGTTTTTGCGAATACAGAACTGGGCAACTTTAAAGTAAATGTTTTTGGTGGTAAAAACTTTGGTGATATGAAAAGGATGAATGTAAGATAATGCAAACAATAGTTGGACTAGGAAATGCCGGTTGTAATATCGCAGATCAATTTGCTAAATACCCTCAATATAAAATATATAAAATAAACACAGGGCTCAAGAAAAAAGCACACTGCTATAATTTTCCAAAATATGATCATCCTGAAAAATATGAAGAGAATTGTCCCAACTTAAAACGCTTTTTTAAGGATGTAAAAGATGATGTTTTGTTTATAACAAGCTGCAGCTTCATTTCGGCTGCACTCCTTAAAATTTTAGAACAAATAAAACATAAATGTCGAATAAATATACTATATATTCGACCAAATCGATTACTGCTCCCGGAATTAAAGCTGTTTAGCGATAATGTTATATTTCACGTACTCCAAGAGTATGCACGAAGCTGTTTATTTGAAAGAATATACTTAGTAGACAATGTAGAGATAGCTAAAATTATTGGAGATGTTCCTATCCGAGATCACTTTAACAAATTAAATGAATTGATTGCATATACAGTTCATATGATGAATGTATTTAATAATTCCGAAGCAGAAGCTAGCACACACGCGCCCTTTGTAGAGACAGCAAAAATATCAACCTTCAGCTTATTAAATTATGAGACTGGTGAAGAAAAACAATTTTTTGATCTTGACATGCCGCGCGAAAAGAGGTATTATTATGGAGTGCCTGAAAAAATACTTCAAACTGATGGAACACTATTGAAAAAGATTGAAGAGCAACTAAAAGCACAGAAACAATATGATAAAATGAAGATGAGCTATGGAGTTTTTTCAACAAACTATGATGATGTTTATGCATTTAGTTTATTGAACAGTTCAGTAGTTCAAAATAATAAATTTAGACTTGACAAAGATTTAAATTTATAGTATTATATAAAAATAGCGGTACAAGAGAGTTATTGTACTGACTTTAACAAAAAGGAGACAAGAAAATGTCAATTGATTTAGATAAAATGCGCGAGCGCATGACCACCCTCAAAACTAAAGGAGGCGCTAATAACCGATTTTGGCGTCCGCCAGACGGCGAATCAGTAATTCGTATTATCCCCACAGCCGATGGAGATCCGTTCAAGGATTATTGGTTCCATTATAATGTTGGAGACAATCCTGGCTTTCTTAGCCCAAAGCGCAACTTTGGGGAAGATTGTCCTTTGGATTCCTTTGTTCGCCAGCTATGGCAAGAAGGAACAGAAGATAGTAAACGGATGGCCAAGAAGCTGTCCGCTCGTCAGCGTTTTTTCGCACCGGTGCTTGTCCGTGGCGAAGAAGATCAAGGTGTCCGTGTTTGGGGATTTGGAAAACAAGTTTATGAAACCCTTCTTAACCTTGTTTTGAATCCTGAGTATGGGGACATTACTGACCCTGAAAAGGGCATTGATTTGGCCATTAATTATGGTAAGCCCGTGGGTGCGAGTTTCCCAGTCACGCAACTCACCCCGCGCCGACGAAGTTCCCCGCTTTGTCCCGATGACCCTGAAAAGTGCCACGAACTTCTGGAAAACATTCCAGATTTTGAGGAGCTATTCGCTGCAAGTCGCAAGACTGCGGTCGAAGTTCAGGGCATGCTAGATGAATTTCTTTTGAGTGATTCAGATCCGGAAGAAAACTCTAGCGAGACCACCAAGTATAATTCAAAGAAAGAAGAAGGTACGTCTGTTGACAAAGCCTTCGCGGATTTGCTTGGTTAAGAATGTGGGGGCCTTCGGGCCCCCCTTCTTTTTAATTTAACACCTTTAAGGGGAAATAATGGCGAGAGCTAAAACAAAAACAGGAAAACTTTCAATAGCGGACATGCGCCAGCTTATCAATAAAAAAGCTGGCATGAATGTTGCGCACAATTTAAACGAAGACAGCCCAACAATTGTAAAAGACTGGATCCCAACTGGATCACGCTGGCTCGATTCAATCGTATGCCGAGGAAAACTAGCAGGAATTCCAATAGGAAAAATCGTTGAGATTGCTGGTCTGGAGTCAACAGGTAAATCATTTTTAGGTGCCCAAGTGGCAGCGAATGCACAAGAACGAGGGATAGATGTTGTTTATTTCGATTCAGAGTCGGCAATAGATCCAGGCTTTTTAGAAAAAGCTGGTTGTAATGTTGATAATCTTTTGTATGTTCAAGCAACATCTGTAGAATTTGTGCTGGAAACGATTGAAGAACTACTTGGTTCAAACGAAAATCGAATGCTTTTTATTTGGGATTCATTAGCGTTGACACCGGCAGTCTCAGACATTGAAGGAGACTTTAATCCTCTTTCTTCAATGGCAGTCAAAGCACGGATTCTTGCTAAAGGAATGTCAAAGCTGACAGTTCCAATTGCAAATAGCCAATCAACATTTTTAGTGTTGAACCAGCTTAAGACAAATATCACACGCTCTCCTTCAGAAGCGTTAACGACGCCTTATATGACTCCTGGCGGTAAAGCAATGATCTATGCATATTCATTACGCATATGGCTCACAGGAAGAAAAGCCAAGGCATCTTTTGTCACAGACGACAAAGGCTTTAGAATAGGCTCAGAAGTCAAAGTGAAGCTTGAGAAGAGTCGCTTTGGTACACAAGGCCGACAATGTAATTTTAAGATTTTATGGGGAGAGGAAGTAGGAGTGCAAGATGAAGAAAGCTGGCTGGATGCGATCAAAAGTTCGCAACATTTGTCTAACAGTGGTGCATGGTTTACGCTTGATTACGGTGATGGCACGTCCGACAAATTTCAAAGTTCGGGCTGGAAAGCGAAGCTTGAAGAACCTAAATTTAAACAGAGAGTTCTAGAAATCATGGACGAAGAAATTATAATGAAGTTTCATGACCGCACAGGCAATTCAGAAGACTTTTACGAGGAATAATCTCTAGTTGGATACTATTTAATATAGTTATCGGAGATTATTTATGAGACTAACCAAATTCACCCTTAAGAAAATCATTAAAGAAGAGATTAACAAACTCCTTAGAGAACAATTCTCTGGCGAAGATATAGAAGCGGAGACGCAGGATATCTTGGCCATGGGAGGACCCCAAGCCCTCCAGACCGACGCCCTCGCGTTATATCAGGCTATGGAAGGTTTGGGCACAGATGAAGATGCTATTGAAAAAGTAATAAATAAATATCTTAGAAAACCGCAAGCGCTTAAGGTTCTTATCTCGACCTTTAACAATCTTGATCAAGTAAAAAGTCGACCAGCCACTGGCGGATTAATAAAGTGGTTAAGGGACGATGGCGAGGATGCCACCGCCCGAGCAATAGAAGGCGCAATCCGTCGGCCCTATGAACGCCCGGCTTACGACAAGCCAAAATTACCACCGTACGTTCGCCCACCCGGGCTCGGCCCGATCAGGACCACCGGTGACATCCGGCCCGAGGACGACCCCGGGCCAGCGCCGCCGTACGTACCGCCCCCGGAAGAGGGCGGGCCTGCCCGCACGGGAGAGGAAAAGACGGCCAAGGCGCTAGTGCGGTGTTGGATGGTAAGTCTCATCGGCGTCGGCAAAAACGAAGGACGCCGCGCGAGATTGAGGGCACCTTGCGACACGAAGGGGGGTACCAGGCCGGCCGGCTGTTTTGATAATGCTGTACACCACGCGAACAGGGTACACAAAGGAAAATGGGAGGTGATGAAGCCTTATTGGAAACATGTGGTACCTTGTAAAGAATAGCAGTTTATTATGAAACTAATCAAATCCCAACTCAAGCAAATCATTAAAGAAGAGCTGGGCTTTGGTCAAGGAAAGGCTGCCCCTGGTAAATGGTCCAAGAAACAAGAAATTGTCCTCGAAGAAGAAGAGCTAGAAGAAGAAAAGAATAATCCATGGGCAATTTGTACCTCTTCTGTGGGACGAGAAGACAAAGCCAAATATGAAAGATGTGTAAAAAAAGTTAAAAAAGATTTGAAAGAAAATTTAAAAGCCTCAGAGATTTTAAAAAACGTTTCTTTTGCAGGGGCAGAGACTGGCGCAACGGCACATCTACCCCTCGGGAAAACAACTGTTAGCCCCACCTTACAATTTAAAGGAACCTCCCCCTCAATTTCGGCCCTTAACATAAAACATAAAATACTTCCTAATTTGATAGCAGAATTTGATCCCATACGACGAAAACTGGGTTTAAATTGGAAGGATGTTTTGCGTGATTGGGATTGGGAAGCAGATGTCCGAGGTGAAAATGTACGAAATCCCAAACTTGCCTGGAAATTTGCTCTTGGGAAAAGATTTGAAGATCTTGGAAATCC